TGGTACTATGAAAAACTATTTAAACTATATACAAGAAAATTTAAAGGCAATATCAGCAAACTGGCTAAGGAAACTAAAATCAGTTATAAAACGGTATGGAACGACATCAACCAAATCAAAAAACTAATAAAAAAACAATACGAAAATGGCAAATAACAAAGGGCTTGGCGATACTGTTGAACGCTTTACAGAATTTACTGGAATTAAAAAGGTAGTTAAATGGATAGCTGGCGAAGACTGTGGGTGTGATGAGCGTAAAGAAAAACTCAATAAGATGTTTCCTTACAAAAAAGCAGAATGTTTAACTGAAGAAGAATTCAATTGGTGCAGAGATTATTTTGAAACCTATCGTAGTGTTATTTCACGTGACGAACAGCATAAAATGCTAGACATACATAACAGGGTTTTTAAAACCAACAAGCAACCATCTAGTTGCAGTAGCTGTGTTAAAGATTTATACAATGAAGTAAAAAAATTATATGATACATACAACGATTAAAAAAAGAACAAACAACCTAAACAAGTTACAGAACTACTTAACTAAACACAAAGAAGAATTAACCAAATTATCAATCATTAAAACAATAAAAAGTGAAAGTAGAAACTGACTCAGAAATTATGAGAAACCTTTTTTTTATAGAAAGCATAACTCCAAACGACCAAGAACTAGGAAACAAGTTAAGACCAATTATTAGGTCAGCTATAGAAAGCCCTGAAAGAACTTGTGAAATAGATGATGAAGACTGTTTAAACTGTGGCTCGTGAAAAGTGAATTAATTAAAATATCAAAGGTTAAAAGTAACCCAGATAACCCAAGACTAATTAAAGACATTAAGTTTAAAAAATTAGTTAACTCAATTAAAGAATTTCCTAAGATGTTAGAACTACGCCCAATCGTTGTGAATGATGATATGATTGTGCTGGGTGGTAATATGCGTTTAAAGGCTTGTAAAGAAGCTGGATTAAAAGAAGTTTATATTGTTAAAGCAAGTGAATTATCAGCGAAAGAACAGCGAGAATTTACAATTAAAGACAATGTTGGCTTTGGTCAATGGGACTGGGATATTATTGCTAATGAGTGGAATACTGTAGAGCTTGAAAACTGGGGTATGGATAGTTGGCAAAATATCGATGATTTAGAAACAAGCGACGAGTTTAATTTACCGAATGGAGATAAAGAACCGATTCAGCAACAAACTTATGTTTTAGCAGATAAGCAAGCTGAAGAAGTAAAAAACGCAATAGTTGAAATTAAAAAAACAGAAGAGTTTAAATACGTCGAAACATTTGGAAATGAAAACAGCAATGGGAACGCTTTATATTTATTAATAATGCAATGGGTAGAGCAAAAGAAATAATAGTCAAAGTAATAAAAAGCAAAACTGCTAACGATTTTGTAAAGAGACACCACTATTCTGGAAAGGTTGTTTATATGAGCAACTTACATTTTGGATGTTTTCTAGACGGCAAACTACACGGAGTTATGAGCTACGGTTCTCCTATGGATAAAAGAAATGTTTTACCCCTTGTTGACTCAGGTATTAAAGATTTAAATAAAAGGTGGAACGAAATGCTTGAATTAAACAGAATGGCTTTTGACGATTATTTGCCCAAGTATTCAGAAAGCAGATGTATTGCAATAAGCATACGATTAATTAAAAAAAATGCTCCACAAATAAAATGGCTTTTGTCTTATTCAGATGCAACCCAATGTGGAGACGGTACTATATATAGAGCAAGCGGTTTTAAATTAACTCAAATAAATAAAAACGGAACTATTTATAAACTAGCAAACGGTCAAATCGTGGCTAAAAGAGGTGATAGTAAATATAATTTCACTGGAGCAAAACCATTAAAAGGTTTTCAAAATAGATACATCTACTTAATAGATAAAAAATTAAAAATAAATGTTCCAATTATACCTTTTAATGAAATAGATAAAAGAGGAGCAGGAATGTATAAAGGAGAAAAAATGACAATATCAGAAAGAAAATAAAAATATATATGCGCATATAGCTTAAATAAAAAGCACTTTGCAATCCTGCAAGGGGATGGAGTTTACAACTACCTATGCGCTCAAAAAAATAATAATGGCAAACGAAGAAAACATAAAGAAACATCAATTTAAAAAAGGACAAAGCGGTAATCCAGCAGGAAGACCAGTTGGAGCATTTAGCAGAAGCAGTATTGCAAAACGATGGTTAGAAACATTAGAGAAATCTAAAAACCCGATAACTGGTTTGTATGAAGATTTAACTCAGGAAGATATAATGACATTAGCAGTTTTAAAAAAAGCAAGACAGGGTGATGTTAGAGCATACGATGCTTTAATGAACTCAGTCTATGGCAAGCCAAAAGAAAGTAAAGACATTACTGTTAATGAAGAACCACGGCTATTTCCAAACTTAACTTACGATGATATCTAAAGCATTTATTTTAATTCTTGTTTGGGAAGCTCTTAAATACATTACTTATAAATATATGAGCAAATTTTAATGGAATGGGCGCACACAAAAGCAGTCAAGAAATTATCATTACTTAAAAGCAGAACAAAGATTGTAAGGGGTGGAACAAGTGCTGGTAAAACATTTGCTATACTATCATTATTAATTGATTATGCAATAGCTACACCCTATGCAGAAATAAGTGTAGTTACTGACACTATACCAGCGTTAAGACGTGGTGCGTTAAAAGACTTTCTAAACATACTTAAGACGACGGGAATATATAAACCCCACAACTATAATAAAAGTTCCTTAAAATACGAATTTAGTAATGGTAGCTATATAGAGTTTTTTTCAACTGATAGCCCAGATAAATTACGTGGAGCTCGTAGGCATTGTTTGTTTGTCAATGAGTGTAACAATGTAACGTTTGAAGCATATCAACAATTAGCAATCAGAACAAGTGGCAAAATATGGTTAGACTATAACCCAGCTACATTATTTTGGGTAGATAAAGAATTAGTTGGGCAACCTAATACAGATTTTACTACCCTGACTTATAAAGACAATGATGTATTGCCACAAACTATAATTGATGAATTAGAAAAAAACAGGGAAAAAGCAAAGACATCTACATATTGGGCAAACTGGTGGAAAGTTTACGGGTTGGGGCAAATCGGCTCACTTGAAGGTGCTTGTATTCCAACGTGGAAAGAAATTGATATTGTTCCAAATGAAGCACGATTAATGGGTTATGGAATGGACTTTGGTTATTCTGTAGACAGCACATCAATTGTAGCATTATACAAATACAATGACAGTTACATATTTGATGAAGTATTATACAGAAACAAAATGCTTAACAGTGATATATCCAACTTTATTTTAAACAATAATTTAATGGGTTATATATATGCTGATTCAGCAGAGCCAAAGTCAATAGCAGAATTACGCAGTTATGGACACGATATATTTCCAGTTACTAAAGGCAAAGATTCTATTATATACGGAATTAACTTAATTAACCAAAATGAAATATTAGTTACTACAAGAAGTAAAAACCTAAAAAAAGAATTAGAAGGTTATATCTGGATGAAAGACAAACAAGGTAACACTCTACAGAAACCAAACCCTATGAATGGCGACCACGCTATTGATGCTGCTCGTTATTGTATTATGATGGTATTAGAAAACCCAAACAGAGGAGAATATTATTTGTATTGATTCTGATATATAATTTAAAACTATTTAACGTCTATATAGTATGAAAGTAAGTATTAACATCCCAACATCATTAAACGATATTACTTTAAACCAGTATCAGCAATGGTTGAAAATAGCTGATAAAAAAGAAATGGATAATTTCTTACAGCAAAAGTTGATTGAAATATTTTGCAACATTCCACTAAAAACTGTTACCGCTATTAAAGCAACTGATGCTGATGCAATAGTGAACGACATTTTAAAGCTGTTTAAGGATGAATCTCCTTTTAAGGATAGGTTTACATTAAGTGGTGTTGAATATGGCTTTATACCCGATTTAAATAATATGACATTGGGCGAGTATGTTGACTTAGATAATTTGCTAACTGAATGGGAACAAATGCACATTGCTATGAATGTTTTATTTAGGCCAATAACATTTAAGAAAAAGAATAAATATTTAATACAGGAATATGAAGCTAAAGAAAATGCAAATATGAAACAGATGCCACTTGATATTGTATTTGGAGCAATGACTTTTTTTTTGACTTTAAACAAGGAATTGCAGAAAAATATCCTGAGCTATTTAGCGACACAAACGGAAGTGGAAATCTCTCCGCAACTGCGGGTTTCGCTATTAAATGGGGCTGGTATCAATCTATTTACTCCTTATGTAATGGAAACATAGAAAGGTTAGATAATGTTACTAAACTAAATATACACACCTGTTTAAACCATTTAGCATTTGAAAAAGACAAATACGAATTAGAAGCTAAAATGCTTAAAAAGAATAAATGACACGAGATAAATTATTAGACATAATTTTTGAAAACGATTTGGAAAACTTAATAATTGCTCAGGGTTTGGAAGAAGCAACTGTTGCTATAACAACAAACAAAAAACAGTTTGTGCTAGATTATTTTAAATGCCTTGATATTCTTTTAAAAAAAATGAATATGGACTTTGACACAGCTAAAGACACATTAGACGAATTAACGGAGTTAGACTTTGGAGATAAGACTCCAATATTTATTAAATATTTATGAAAAGTTTTTACAACATATTAGACAGTATTAAAGCAGTAGTAACTGCTGAACCATTTAACAACAATATAAGTTTTGGAGATATAAGCGACATTGATTTAAACAAACAAAGCATATTTCCATTAGCACATTTAATGATTAATAATGCTACAATAAACGAAAACCACGTAGCATTTAACGTAACATTATTTTTAATGGATATTGTTGATTTTAATAAAGAAGCAGTTAGTGATTTATTTCTAGGCAATAACAATATACAGGATGTACTTAACACTCAAATGGCGTTAGGCACTAGAATAATCAGAGTGCTACAAAAAAAGAATTTATACAAAGAACAATTTGAACTTAACAACCCCCCTAGCTGTGAACCATTTACAGAAAGATTTGAAAACAGTTTGGCAGGATGGGCAATTACTTTTGATATTAATACAACTGATGAAATGACATATTGCTAATGAGTGAATTTAAAAGAGCCATAGAAGATTATGCTAAGTATGTTGTTCAGCAATCTAGAAGCCGATTAAGTAAAGCTGGTAAAAATAAAGGTTCGCTTTATAAAAGTTTAAGCTACATAATTTTACAAAACAGGGGTGCTTCGGGTAGGTTTGAAAGTGGTTACAAAGTTACGTTTAATATGGATGATTACGGAAAGTTTGTTGACCAAGGGGTAAAAGGTAACAACCCAAGTAAAGTGTCGCCAAATGCTATAAAGAAAGGCCAACAAGCACCTAATTCTAAATATAAGTTTGGTAGTGGAACGCATAAAGGAACTTTTAAAGATTTTGTTGCTAAAATGACAAGTTATGCTCAAAAGAAAAATATAAGGTTTAGAGAACACACTAATAATAAATCTACTGGGCGTTTTGCTAAAGGCGGTTACAAATCAATGGGTTATGTTATAGCAAGTAACATTTATAACAGAGGTTTAAGGCCAACTTTATTTTTCACAAAACCATTTGAATCAGGTGTTAAAAGGTTTGGCGACAAAATTGTTGTTGCTTACGGAAATGAAATATTAAAAAAATTAGTTAAAAAATGAGCACAATAATTAGAACAAGAAGCCCTTTCTTTATAAGAACACCACAAGTAACAGGTTCAACCAATATAGCAAACCTAAGCTATTTTCAAATTAATATAACTGTACACGGGGGGGTAAGTTCATCAACAGAAATTTGTGATGATTTATATGCTGCTTATGCACTACAAAAGAAACCTTTAGGAAGTGAAGTTTCTGTAACTGTAGACATTAGTGAAATAGTAAATGACCATATAGAACAAATATTTACTGGTACTTATTCTGCATCATCAGCTAAAAGTTCTATTTGGGTAACTGTAGCTACATCAGCAAGACAATCAGACGGAACTATAATTGGTTCAGTAACAACAAACACTTACTTAGCACAAGAAGGTTATAACACATTTAAAGAAGGTGCTAACTACACAACAGAACCTATTGCAATGATAACTGGAACACACTTTGAGCATCACAAAGGAAGCACACTAACAATTCCAATAAACGTTGAAAGAGTAAGTCAAGTTGAATGGATAGGAAGTAATGGTGTTTCAGTTAGTACTGATACATTTTCAGATAATGGTAATCAAAATCAAAAGATTCAATTTGCTCAATTTACAGCTACAGATGTTAAAGACATTGCAAGAATTAAAATTACTTATGATACATCAAGTTTTATTACAATTTACACAACAAGAATAGAAGAATGTAAATACCCAGTAAACAAAATAACATTTGTAAATAGATGGGGAGCAATACAAGATTTATTTTTCTTTAAAAAATCTGTAGATAGTTTAGAAAATAGAAGTGAAAATTTTAATAGAAGCATATTTGAAGCAAGAGCAGTTCAATTAGACCCACCAGAAGAAGAAGGTCAAGATTGTCAAGAGTCTTTAACATTTAATACTTATTCCACAACAGCACACGCAAAGAAAACATTCAATGCTAATGCTACAGAATCTGTACTATTAAATAGTGGTTTTGTCAATGAATTAATGAATCCATTTTTTGAGGAGCTAATGGTTAGTGAGTACATCTGGTTAACTGATTCAAGTGCTAACATATATCCAGTTAATTTAAAAGAAAGTTCATTCACTAAAAAGACAGGCTTAAATGATAGGTTAATAAACTATACAATGAGTTTTGAAAAAGCATTTGCTTTAGTAAACAATATTAGATAATGCAGAAGCTAATTCTATACATACAACCACAATTAACAAATACTAATACAGCTCAAGATTTTGTTAGAGTTGACTTAATGGAAGAAGAACTCATTTCATTAACTCAAGTTATTCAAGATGTAAGTGATATAGAAAAACTGTTTACTGATTATAGTAGGACTTTTAATTTACCAGCAAGTAAAAGTAATAACAAGATTTTTAAACATTGGTATAATCCAGACATACAAGGATTTGATGCTAATGTATTTTGTGAAGCAAGAATTGAATTAAACCATTTACATTTTAGGTTTGGTAAAATACAATTAAACGAGGTTGTAATGAAGCACAATGAACCATCAATGTATAAGGTTACATTTTTTGGTAATACAGTAACATTTAAAAATAAGATTAATGAAGACCAACTTAGCGATTTAGTTTGGTTAAATAACTTTAATCATAATGCAGATGCTGCTTATGTAAAAGATGCTTTAGAAAATGGAAAAGATTTTACTATTGATAGTGTAAGTTATACTAATGCAATTATATATCCATTAATAGCACATTCACAAAGTTATATTTATGACGCTACAAACAATCAAACAAATGGTTTAAATATAGCAGTTGGAGAAGAAGCAACAAACCTTGCACAAAGAGGGGTTGTTCCTGAAGATTTAAAACCAGCTATACCAGTAAAGAATATTATTAAAGCAATAGAACAACAGTACAATATAACTTTTAAAACAAGTGAATTTTTGGATAGTGCTGCTATGAATAATTTATACTTTTGGTTACATAGAGCAAAAGGAAGAATTACTGGTGATTTAGTTGTTAATTTAGATGATAGTAGTTTTACTTGCTCAACTCCTACTGCTAACTGTCCGCATTTTAATGGTGTATCATATCCTGAAGTAAATTTTTCTTTTGGTACTTATACTTTTACTCAACCAATAGCAATAGGTGTTCAATACCATCAAGGTTATTCTTTTCAAGTTAATGTAACACCTTCATCAAACACAATACCTTATTCAATAGAAATTGTAGATAGTTTAACAGACACTATTGTTGCAAGTGCAAATAATTTATTAGGCGCACAAAGTCATTCAATTGGTTATGGCGATTCATACCCAAATGCTTTAGATATAAATGAATCTAAAAGGTTATTTGCAAGAGTAAGAAGCGTTGACCCAATTACATTTTCTGCAACTATACAAATTAGTCATAATTACAAAGATAATGGTGATTCATCAACTGGAGCTGGTTCTGGTAGGTTTGAAAGAGATTACATAGCAAATTATTCAAGTTCATCATCAAGCATTGTAACAAGTGCCACAATAATAATTACAGAACAAATCCCTGAAATAAAAATTAAAGATTTCTTAAATGGTTTATTTAGAGCATTTAATTTAACTGCTTATGTAGATTTTAATGGTGAAATAGTGGTTAAAACTTTAGATAACTATTATGCTGGTGGTGATACTTTTAATATTACAGAATTTGTCAAAACTGATGAACATACAGTAAGTGAAGCACTACCATTTTCAAATGTAGATTTAGAATATTCAGAACCTAAAAGCATATTGGCTCAAACTTTTCAATCTATGAACAACAGAAGATATGGAGAGTTAAATTACATAGGAGATGCTTCTAAAAAGAGTGAGTATAAAATCACTTTACCATTTGAGCATATGTTGTTTGAAAGATTACAAGATAAAACAAGCGGTAGTTTATCTACTGTGCAAGTTGGTAGTTTCTTAGATGATAATTTAGAACCAAGTATAGGCCAACCACTTTTGTTTTATGGTATTTACCACAGAAATCAAGACAATATTAATTTTTTAGAAAGTACAAGACCAGAAACTTATGCTGCTTTATGTCCAACAGGAACAAATCACTCATTAAATGACTATTGGATTCCAAGCGTTTGCAACATATTAGGCACTTCTTCAATACCACCAACATACAATTTAAATTTTGGTAGTGAAATAAACACCTATACACTTACAGATTATGGTGGTAATAATAACAGTTTATTTCAAACTTATTATACTAACTACATCACAAGAGTATTTAATAAAAGAACAAGAATATTTAAGTTTTCTGCAATACTACCACTTAAAGTTTTATTGAATTTAACTTTAGATGATTTAATTGTAGTTGGAACAAGAGCTTATACAATAAATAAAATGTCTACTAAGCTACAATCAGGAGAAACAAATTTTGAACTACTAAACGAACCAACGTGAAAACAATACTAGAAGCATTAGAATTTTGTAAAGAGAATAAATTATATGACAAACATATAAATATAGCATTAGGTATTAATAAAGTGCCAATGACTATTAAAGAAGGAATACAACAAATTAGAATGAAGTATGGAAACTAAGATTTTAGAAATAAAAGTTAAAGATAACGCTACTAAATCTGTAAAAAAAGTAGATAAGGCACTTAAAACTACAGAAAAACAAGCAAAACAAACATCTGGAGCAATGTCTTCAGCTTTTAATGCTTTACCAGCATCAATACAAGGTGCAATAGGGCAAGTTAAAAATCTTGGCACATCTTTTAAAGCGTTAGCAGTTGGTGGTGGAGTTGCTGCTATAGCTGCAATTGGCTCTTTGTTTGTTACTGCTACTAAAAAAGGAGCTGAATTTGCACAAGCATTATCTGGTTTAGAAGCCGTGCTTGGAGCAAGTGATTCTGAAATGAATAAACTATCTAATTCAGCAAAAGAACTTGGTGCATCAACTCAATTTACATCAAAACAAGTTGTTGAATTACAAACAGAATTTGCAAAACTTGGATTCTCAACTAAAGAAATACTTGCATCTACAAAAGCAACACTTGATTTAGCTGCTTCTTTAGATGTTGGCTTAGGTGAGGCTGCAATGATAGCTGGTTCTACTTTAAGAGCGTTTGGCTTAGAAGCTGAAGAAACACAAAGAGTTGTTGATGTAATGGCTGCATCCACAAGTAAATCTGCTTTAGATTATGATGCGCTAAGAGAATCTTTAAAATTAGTAGCTCCTACATCAAGAGCTTTAAATGTAGATATTGAAGAAACAACTGCTCTTTTGGCTACTCTTGCTGATAATGGTTTAAAAGGTTCAGTTGCTGGTACTGGATTAAGTAAAACATTTATTGAATTAAATAAAAAAGGTATTCCATTAAATGAAGCACTTGAAAGAGTTGCAAATAGTTCTAACTCGCTTAATGAAGCTATTGATTTAGTTGGTGTTGTTGGTTCTAAATCACTTCTAACTTTAGCTAATAATGCTCCTAAAATAGATGTATTAACTGAATCTTTTAGAAACTCACAAGGAGCAGCACAAAGATTAGCAGAAACAAGATTAGATAATTTGGCTGGTGATACAACTAAACTTGGTTCAGCTTGGGAAGGTTTCTTATTATCTATTGAAGATGGAGAAGGTATATTTAACAGTATTGCAAGAGGTATTGTTCAAGCCACTACAAGTTTGTTAAATTTTATTACCCCAACTGAAAAACTTTCTGAATCTTTAGAAAAAGAAAGATTGTCTTTGTTTAGAGTACAAGCAGAATTAGGAAATGTAAACACAACGCAAGAAGAAAGAACAGCTTTAATTTTAGAGCTACAAAAACAATACCCTAAGTATTTAAAAAACATTAATGCTGAAACTGCAAGTAATGAAGATTTAAATAAAGCTATTCAAGAAATAAATAAATCATTAATAAATAAAATATTAATTCAAGAAAGAGAAGAAGAAATAAATGAGCAAGCAGAAGAAACTGCTGACGAATTAAATAAAGTTTTAGATAAAGAAGCAGAAACTCTTGATTATACTGCTAAATTAAGACAAAAATATTCTGATTTAGGTATTGAAATAAAAGCTACTTCCCCTAATGAAGTTCTTGCCGAATTAAATGAAATACAAGAAAAAGAAAATAAATTAAGATTAGAAGGTAATGGGCAAAACAAACTAAACATTAATCAATTATCTAAACTCGGCAAAGAACAAAATAATTTATTTTTTAAAATAAAAGCATTAAATCAGGCAGAAGAAGATTTTCAGAAAGAACAAGAAAAAGGAAATAATTTAATAAAAGAAAAAGATGCTTTAATGAAGCGTCTTGGAATTACAACAGACGAATCATCTGAAAAAACTGAAGATAATACTTTAACTTTAGACAATAACACTGGTGCAATTGATGAAGCTGAAAAGAAAACAAGAGATTTAATTCTTTTAAAACAACAAGAGCTTAAGGAAATACAAAATACTGAGGCAACAACAAGAAAGGAATTAGCTGCAAGAAATGAAAAAGTAAAAGCAATACAAGCTGAAATTAAAGAACTGCAAAATTTAAGAACAGCCAAGTTTGATATTGAAAAATTGGACTTTGAAGAAATGCCTAAGCTACAAGCAAGGGAAGCTCAAAAGGTAGAAGTTAGAACTGGTACTGAAGAACAAGTTGCTAAATATGTTAAAAAAGTTAAAGATGAAACAACTCGTGATGATGTTATTAGAGAAGATGATGAATATGAAAGAATAAAAGCCCTAAACAATGCAAAAGTTGATTTTGCTTTAGATGCTTTAAGTTCTATTGGACAAATTGCTGATGCTTTTGCTCAAGGTGATAGAGAAAGGGCAAAGAAAGCATTTAAAATAAATAAAGCTATTGGTATTGCACAGGCAACAATTAACACAGCAAGAGGTATTGTAAATGAACTTTCACACCCTGTTAAAAGTTTAACTTTTACAAACTACGCTGCTGCTGCTGCAATGGCATTGGCTGGAGCTGCTCAAATTGCAACAATATCTGCTACAAGATTTGATTCTGGTGGGGGTGCTAAACCAACAACAACAGACGATACTGGTGGTGGTAGTTTAAATGCTGCGACACAACCACCAAGTTTTAATGTAGTAGGACAAAGTCAAGCAAATCAAGTAGCAATGGCTCTTACAAATCAACCACCAACACAAGCATTTGTGGTAGCTGGAAATGTAACAACAGCACAACAATTACAAAACAATACAATTCAACAAGCAACTTTTTAAATAAAACAAAATGGAAATAATAGAACTAATATTAGATGAAAACGAAGAAATGACAGGTATTGAAGCTGTTTCTATCGTAGAATCACCAGCCATTGAAAGCGACTTTATCGCTCTGGCTAGTGAAGAAGTACAATTAGCAAAAGTAGATGAAGAAAAAAAACTTTTAATGGGTGCTGCCCTGATACCCAACAAGCCTATCTATCGTAAAAGAAACGATACTGACTTTTATGTATACTTTTCAAAAGATACTGTGCGTAAAGCGAGTGAAATGTTTTTTCAAAATGGCAATCAAAACAATGCTACTTTGGAACACGATATGTCTTTAAAAGGGCTAACAGTTGTGGAAAGTTGGATTGTAGAGGACAACAAAATGGACAAGTCTGCAATGTATGGTTTAACTGTTCCTAATGGCACGTGGATGATTTCAATGAAAGTTAATAATGATGAAGTATGGCAAGAATATGTTAAAGAAAATAAAGTTAAGGGCTTTAGTATAGAAGGTTACTTCGCAGACCGCGCTAAATTGAAAGAAGCAGAAACTATGGATGAATTAGAAGCGCAAAAAAAGATTGATGAAATATTAGAATTATTAAAATGAAAAGAAAAATAAATAAAAGGAGGAAAGATGCTACAGTTAGCAAAATATCTAAAGCTGGAGGTAAAAGAGCTTGTTTGTGTGCTGATGCTACTTACCACGTGGACTGCTGCGATGGTACTTTACAAGCGCAAGGAATAGGTAAAGTGTGATATAATTTGTATATTTAATTATTGAATATTCAACGAAATGGCTCAATGGAAACACCAAATAGTCATTCAAATTAAAGCTACTTTTTATTAAGTGGCTTTTTTTTTTAAATAGTTACTACATAATAATTGTGTTCTGCCCGTCTATAGGGTATGAAAGCGCAAAGTATACTTAATCAAATCAAAGAAATTGTTGGCGTCAAACTATCAGAAGACACAGCAGTAAAATTAGAAGAAGTTAAACTAGATAATGGCACTGTAATAGTAGCCGAAAAATTTGAATCTGGTGCTTCTGTATTCATAAAATCCGAAGAAGAAGAAATTGCTTTACCTATCGGAAAATATTCTTTAGAAGATGGCAGAGAATTAGTTGTTAAAGAAGAAGGTTTAATTGAAAGCATAGGAGAAGTAAAGGAAGAAGTTGAAGAAAAAGTAGAAGAAGAAGTTGAAGCAAGTTCAGAAGAAACTAGCGAAGAAAGTACTGAAGAAACTGAATTAGAAGAAGAAGAAATGCAGTACGTAACTAAAGAAGAATTTAATAAGGCGATGGATGAAATCAAAGCAATGATTGACAAATCGTCTAAAGAAGAAATGCAAGAGGAAACTGTTGCAGAAAACAAAGAAGAATTGTCTGCTGAACCCACTGAGCCATTAGTACACAATCCTGAAGCAGAAGAGAAGCAAAAATTCGAGTTCCATATCTCATCAAAAAGTGAAGAAACAGCTATGGACAGAATCTATGCAAGGATTAACAACAATTAAAAACAAAAAATAAAAAAACAAAATGGCTACAACATTAACAATAACAAGTCCAACTTACGCAGGAGAAGCTGCTAAAGGTTATTTGGCTGCCGCTCTTTTAGAAGGAAATACTATTGCTAAGGGTGGTATAGAAGTAAGACAAAACATTAGATATAAGCAAGTAATGCAAAAAATTGCTACTGATGCTAATGTAATTAAAAACGGGGGATGCGATTTTGATGCAACTTCAACTGTAACTCTAACAGAAAGAGTATTACAGCCAGAAGAATTTCAAAGCAACTTACAGTTTTGTAAAAAAGATTTTGTTCCAACGTGGGAAGCGATGGAATTAGGAATGTCTGCTCATAAAAACATACCAAAGTCATTTTCTGATTTTGTATTAGGCCACGTTGCTGGATTAATAGCTGAAAAAACTGAAACTAATATTTGGGAAGGTGTAAATGCTAATGCTGGTGAATTTGATGGTTTTGTTCCTTTAGCATTAGCTGACTCTGATGTTATTGATGTAGCATCTCACGCTGCTGTAACAAGTTCCAACGTAATTGCAAAATTAGGTTCTATCGTAGATGCTATTCCAGCAAAACTTTATACTAAAGATGATATGTTCATATACGTATCACAGAATATTGCAAGGGCTTACGTAAGAGCTTTGGGTGGCTTTGCTGCTCAAGGTGAAGGTGGTGCTGGTCTTGATAACAAGGGAACAATGTGGTATACTCCACAAGGACCTTTAGCTTTTGATGGTGTAAAATTATTTGTTGCTAATGGTCTTAATGACGATACAGCAATGGCTACTCAAAAATCTAACTTATTCTATGGTTGCGGACTGCTTAATGATGCAAATGAAGCTAAAGTTATAGATATGAGCCCAATTGATGGAAGTCAGAATTTTAGAGTAGTAATGAGATATACAAGTGGTGTACAATATGCAATCGGTTCAGAGATTGTATTGTATCACGCTTAATTATTAACCTTAAAAATTAAAATACAATGGCGTGTTTAGCAACCAAAGGAAGATTAGTACCGTGTAAAGATGTTGTCGGAGGCATCGCTAGGGTATACATTAGCGACTTCGGCACAATAAGCGGTTTAACATTAACAAACGATGAAGTAACTGGCTGTACGGCAAGTTTTACAGCTTTTGTTTACGAATTAAAAGGTGGTAACAGTTTAGAACAAGCAGTAACAAGTTCTCCTGAAAATGGAACAACTTTTTTCGAGCAAACTTTGACTTTAAATCTTCAAAAATTATATAAAGAAGACCATAAGGAATTAAAGCTACTTGCATACGGAAGACCTCAAATAATCGTAGAAGATTACAACGGAAATGCGTTTTTATGTGGTAAAGAGCACGGTATGTCCGTGAGTGGTGGAACAATTGCTACGGGTGCTGCTATGGGCGATATGAGCGGTTACACTTTGACATTTAGTGGACAAGAGGTAACTCCAGCTAATTTTATTAGCGGTGCAGTTGCTGGTAACCCGTTTGCTGATTCTAGTGTGTTTAGTGGAACAGTAACTACTACTGCTGGAACAAACAGTTAAGATGTTTAGTGGGTGTTGTGTTTAAAGTAACATAATACAGGGTGTAGAAAGGGTGGATGGATTTATTTTATCCACCTTTTTTTTTAAAAGTTAAAAAATGCAAGTATTGAGTACAACAGGTGGAACAATTAATTTTATAGCTAGAGAAGATATTGTAGCTACTAAAAATTATCAGCTTACTTTAATATCAGAAAATAAAAATAAAGTCATTTTAACTGACAGTACACCAACTTTTGGAAGCAATGACTACTACTCTACTTATGCAACAAGTCAAAATTTAGTTTCTGATAGCTTTTACAACTTAGAAATTAAAAACACAACTGACAATACCATCATTTTTAAAGACAAGATTTTTTGTACTAACCAAAATGCCAGTAGCTATGTAATAACAAACAATGTTTATACAGAGCATAATACTGGTGCTAACGAATATTTATATTATAGTGGATAATTTACATTTAATACAATTAAATCAATACGAAGCACCTTTAATAACTGAAGATAAAAACAGGGATTGGGTAGGCATTGGTGATGATAATGGGTATTACCAAGAACTGATTGACAGCTATATGAATAGCACAACGAATCAAAGTGTTATAAATGGTATATCTCAACAAATATTTGGTAGAGGATTAGAAGCAACAGACAGTAACGAAAAACCCGAACAATTTGCACAAATGAAAGAACTGCTTAAAGACAGTTGTATGCGTAAAATTTGTTTGGATTTAAAAATGTTGGGTGAAGCATCATTGCAAATTAGTTATACAGGTAAAAAAATCAGTAATATTTCACATTTTCCTAGAGAAACTTTACGTGCTGAAAAAATGGATAATAAGGGTGAGATAAAAAACTATTATTATTCTGCTGATTGGACTAAAGTAACCCAAAACACAGAACTAAAAAAGATACCTGTTTATGGTAGTGGTGCTAAAAACGAAATATACGTTATAAAAAGATATGTAACTGGTTATTACTATTACAGTCCAGCCGACTATTGTTTGGCTTATCCCAAACTGGAATCCGAAATAGCTGACTATTTAATAAACGATGCCCAAAATTCTTTTTCAGGAACTAAGGTTATCAATTTCAACAGTGGTATTCCATCATCCGAAAAACAGCACGAAATCAAAAACCAAGTAATGGGCAAATTAACTGGTGGATTTGGTGAAAAAGTCATAATTGCTTTTAACCATAATGCAGAACAAAAAACTACAGTTGATGACATACCTTTAAACAACGCTCCTGAGCATTATAGTTACTTAAGTGAAGAATGTTCCAGAAAAATTATGCTAACGCATCGTATTACTTCGCCTTTATTAATTGGGTTGCGTGATGGCAATAGTGGTTTAGGAAGTAATGCAGAAGAAATACAGAACGCTCAAAGACTTTTTAGCAATACAACTATAAAACCTTATCAGGATTTAATTATAAGTTGCTTAGACGAGATATTAAGCACAAATAACATAGCATTAAACCTTTATTTTAAAACATTAGACCCATTACACTTTATGGATATTGATGTTGACGACATCGAAAATGAAGAAGTAAAAGAAGAAGAAACTGGAGTTAAGGAAGAAGAAACTGAATTAAATAAAGTTTGTTTTCACGATGTTTCAGATGAAGAATTAGACAAGTTAGCTGATGATTTAATTGCTTTAGGCGAAGATGAAGAAATGCAAGAATATGAGCTATTACACAGTCAAGAAGCAACAGACGATGAAGACAATATATTAAGCCATTTTAAATTTGCTATGGCTACAAGGTCAACAGTAGTTAAATCAACACCAAAAAAAGTTAGTGAACAAGATACTTCACTGTTTAAAATTAGATATAAATATTACCCACCTGTAACTGGCGAAAATAGCAGACGATTTTGCGAGAAAATGATAAAAGCAAATAAGGTTTATCGTAAAGAAGATTTAGACAAACAAAGTGCTGCTAATACAGAGTTAGCACCTAAAGGAGAAAGTAAGTACAATATATGGCTATACAAAGGCGGTGCTAATTGTCACCATACTTGGGTTCGTAATATTTATTTAAGAAAAAACAATAAAAAAATTAGTGTTGGTCAAGCTCGTAGAATGATTACTGCTTTACCTATAAAAGATGGAGAAAGAAATGCTGCTAGATATGAAACAAACGATAAATTAGTTTCAACTGCGCCATTTAAAATGCCAAATAGGGGTTATAAAAACCCAAGACCAAAAAAGAAAAAATAAATGAGCAAAGTTTTATTTATACAGAGAAAGGATTTAGTGACGTTTACTTCGGCAAATGGTAATATTGACACGGACAAACTGCTTCCGTATGTTGATATGGCTCAGAGTATAGAAGTCCAGCGTTTATTAGGCACAAAATTATATGATAAATTAAAAACTGATATAACTGGTGGAACTTTAACAGGAAATTATTTAACGCTTGTAGACACCTATATAAAGCCGATATTAATACACTATGCTATGATGTATGCACTACCCTATTTAAGTGTAACTATTAGCAATGGCGGTGTATATAGAAACAACCCTGAAAATGCTACTGCTTTAAATAGTGATGAAATCAACACTTTAGTAGAAAAAGAACGTGATGCTGCCCAGTATTTTGCACAAAGAATGATTGACTTTTTAAATTTTAATGCTGGTAGTCAGTTTCCAGAATATTATACAAATAGTAATGAAGATATTTCACCAGATTATGAAGATAATTTTGGTGGATGGGTAATGAGTTAAATTATGAGTGGTTGGGGAAAAGGTTCTGAGAATAACAATATTGGCTGGGGGCAAGGTGCTTATTCAGCTACTAATGGTTGGGGTGAATCTCAAAAAGTAAGTTATGCTGGAGATACAGATATTTTAGGCGACCCAGCACTAGGTATTTCTTATTCTGCAAGTGCTTTTTGTGAAAATGCAAGTAACCCTACACCAACTGTAAGCGGTAATGAAGGTTCTGGCACATTTAGTTCAACTACTGGATTAGTATTTGTTAGTACATCTACAGGAGAAGTAAATATTTCTTCTTCTACTGCTGGTGCAACTTATGTAATTACTTACACAGATACTAATGCTGCAACTGCTACTTTTAGTTTAACAATAAACAATTTAGATAATGCTGCCTTTGCTTATTCAGCAAGTAGTTATGAGCCAACAGGTTCAGACCCAACACCAACTATTACAGGATTAACAGGTGGTACATTTAGTGCTGGTATTGGTTTAGTATTTGTTGATAGTGGAACTAATACAGGAAGTTCAACAGGTCAGATAGATTTAAGTGCTACTACTGAAGCAAGTTATACTATTACTTATGATACTACTTCAAGTGGTTCAAGTGTTTGTCCAAATACATCAACTCAAACTGTAGAAGTTGCTGTGGCTGGAATTGCTAATAATTATTCATTTTTATTTGATGGAGCTGATAATAAAATAAATGTTGCCAATAGTTCAAGTTTAAATTTTAGTGGAGATACAAGTATTTCAATGTGGTTAAAGTACACTGACACTGCTGAATATGTGTTATTTCCTATTTTTAAAGGTACAGGAAGTACAAGGCAATATTCTATCGCTTTAAGACCACACGCATCAAATCAAAGATTAATACAACTTAGCACAAGTGCTGGTTCTGGAGATTCTACTACTTCAACACTTGCAATTCCTTTTAACACTTGGACACATTTAGCAATTACAATTGATAGTGGGGTTTCTAATGGTACTAAGTTTTATGTGAATGGTGTTTCTGAAACTGCATCAAATACACACACTGTTTATGGACATAGCACTTATGATTTAATAATTGGTGGTAGAGATGATACAAGTTATGAATTTATAGGAAACATTGATGAAGTAGGAATCTGGAATACAGCTCTAACATCTACACAAGTATCGGAGATATACAGTGCAAAAGGAACAAACCTAACTAAAGATTTAACCACAGTATCAGGTTCATCACTTGTATACTGGAATAGAATGGGAGATTAATTATGAGCAACTACTATAATAGACAATGGAGATTACCTAACGCTTGGAATGGCACAGAAAGTAATGTTAATAAGCAAAGTAACTATAGTTTAGATTATGATGGAACAAATTATATAAACTGTGGAACAAGTAGTTCTTTAGATTTACCTGTTAATTTTAGTATTTCTTTTTGGTTTAATGCTGATTCTTTTGATAATTACTCACATATATTATCAAAGATTGATAACGGGCATGTAGGTTGGAGAGTTCAACTTGATGCAACGTATTTAAGAATATACTCTGCTCCAGCTACTGGTAATTGGGCAAGATTTTCAGCATCAAGACCATCAAACACTAATCAATGGTATAATGTTGTATTTACTTATGATGGTACAAATGTATTGTACTATTTAGATGGACAAGCAACAACTATAACAAGTGACGGAACTTCATCTACTTGGGTTACACCTACATCATCTGGAAATGATTTTAGAATAGCTAAATCACCTGTAACAACAGTTCCAACAGGTTTTAATGGCCAAATAGACGCTGTAGCCATTTTTGATTACGCTCTTTCTTCAAGCCAAGTAACAACTCTTTATGGTTCAAGCTCTACTGGTATAGGAAACCCAATGAGTTTAAGTCCAGCTCCAGTTGCTTACTATCCTTTAGGCGACCAAGATTCGTTCAATGGAGCAGATTATTTAGTGCCTAATAGTTCTTTGAAAGATTATGTTTTTGATTTTGATGGGAGTGGTGATAACATAGATATTAGTGGTTATACTGGTTTAAACAACGCAAATGCTTTTACTATTTCAGTTTGGTTTAAAGGTCATTCTTTTACAACTGATTATATTTTTAGCACAAGTACTGCGACAGGAACTTGGTATCATAACGTAATAGGTTTATATTTAAAAGATAATCAGTTAAAAACAAATGTATATTTTGGTAATGTTAATTCTGGAATTTCCAACGTTAGTATTGATTTAAATAAATGGTATCACGCTGCAATTACTTTTGATGGTAGTACAGGAACTGCTACAACTTATGTAAATGCTACTGCTTATGTTGGTTCTGGAAATTTAGGAACAACTTCTCCAAACTTTGATACCAACTTAATGATTAGCGGTTTAGAATATGCTGCTGGAACTACAGCTTATTATTTTGATGGTGAAATAAGTAATTTTCAAGTATTCAACACAGCACTACCAGCAACTGGTTCTAACTCAGTAGAAACTCTTTACAATAATGGTTCTCCACTTACTTCAATGAGTGGCTATAGTTCTTTAGTTGGTTGGTGGAAATTAGATGCTTCTGCTACTTATGATGGTTCTGATTGGACTATCCCTGATGATAGTTCTAATTCTAACGATGGAACAAGCTCAGGAATGACACAAGCCAATTTAGTACAAAGTGATTTAAGTTTTACAAGTGGTTACTCTCCTTATGCTTTAAATTTTGACCAAACAAGTAGCCAATACATAAATACAACTTTTAATCCATCTACAGAAATAGGTGATAATGCTTCATTTACTATTAGTGGCTGGATAAGACCAACTGATGTAGATTCATTTATGATATTTATGGGTTCCTTTGGAGGTAGTAAAAGATTTTTTTTAGGTGTTAATACATCAGGCGGTGCTATTGAATATGGATATGGAGCAGCAAATCTAAGTTTATCTGCTGATATAAATGTAAATATTTGGCAAAATATTATTCTTGTTTATGATAATTCAGCAGGTTATTTTTATGGCTACGTAAACGGTCAATTAGTTGGTTCTTACAATTTTACTTATTCTGCAACAATATCTACTGCAAATATAAGAATAGGAACAGCTACTAATTTATCACTTCCTTATGGTGGAGATATTTCTAACCTTTCTATTTGGAACAATGCTTTAACATCTTCACAAGTAACAGAAATCTACAACGAAGGAGTACCATCTAATTTAAATAATCATAGTGCCTATTCAAACTTAGTGAGCTGGTGGCAGTTAGGTTCTAATAGTTCTTTTAATACTAACTGGACTGTATTAGATGAAAAAGGTAGTAACAATGGAACTTCTGTAAATATGACGGAAGCGGACATCGTGGACGGAGTAGGAAGTTCAGCTAATGGTTTAAGTTCTGGAATGGGTGGAGATGAAGTAATAGGAGATGCACCTTATAGCACAGCAAATTCTTTAAGTGTAAATATGGATGTAGAAGATAGAGTGAGTGATACACCAAGTTAATAATATTAAATAAATAAAAATGAGTGATAGAAAATACATAGTAATAGATTTAAGCAATACTGACAAGGTGCTTTTTTCTCAGGTAAATCAATCTTCTGCACAATCAGTAAGAAGAAATTTAGCTAATACAGAATGCTTACTTTCTTACAGGGTTGAACCAAGTTTTATAACAGATTCTAGTTTACCTATTGTAGGAAGTGTTATGACACAAACAGAAGCACTTGCTTTATTAGCAACATCAGCTTGGACAGAGCCACTACCTGAAGAATGAGAACTTTAGTAGCTAAGATGGATAAACCAAGAAAAAGGCGTAAAGGTGTGCATAGTAAGAACGCATCTAAAGGACAAGTAGGATATAAAAAAGTCTATCGTGGACAAGGTAAATAATATAGAAATGGATGACCACACAGTATTAATAGGGTTAATCTCCGCATTGGGATTAAAAGAAATTTGGAATATCTGGAAAAAGAAAATAGATATTTCAGCACAAAAAGGTGAAAGGAAAGATAGCCTATATACAGAACAGATTAAAAATTTAACTGATAAAATAGAGCAGTTAGAAACAAAGATTCAAAAACTTATTGAAGAAAATACCCAACTATTAGTAAAGGTTGCAAGAATGGAAGAGAAGTTGATTACTAATGCTAAACGCAGAGTACAAACTAGAAGAAAAAAAGATGAGAGAAATTAAAGAAATACACATTCATTGCACAGCCACTAGAGAAGGGCAAAATATTGATGTAAATACTATTAGAAGATGGCATTTAAAACGTGGTTGGTCAGACGTGGGTTACCATTATATATGTATGCTTAATAAAATGGCAGAAGGTCGCCCAGATTTTAGAAGTCCAGCTAGTGTTAAAGGAAGAAATACTAATGCTATTGCAATTGCTTACGTTGGGGGGTTAGATAGTAACGGAAAACCAAAAGACACAAGGACAGAAACTCAAAAAGAATTAATGGTTGAGTTAATAAAAAGATTAAAAGGTTTATACCCAAAGGCAACAATTCACGGGCATAGGGATTTTAGCATAGATAAAGACGGAGATGGGGTTGAGAAGCACGAATTTATGAAAATGTGTCCGTGTTTTGATGCCGAGATTGAGTATGCTGAATTTCAACCAAAGAATTTTAAACCATTAAGCAAAGCTGGTAAAGATGAAAAAGCTAAAAGAAACAAAACTAGGAAAAACGCTTAGTACTGTTGCTCCTAAAATTTTAGATTTTGTTGGCGATGTTTTACCTGAACAGGGGGTAATGGGTGTGGTCAAAAACTTAATTGACAAAGATGAAACTATTGACCCAGCCACTAAACAAATGCTACACGAACAGGCTGTAGAAACATACAAACAAGAAGTAGAAGACAGAAATTCAGCGAGAAAAAGAGAAGTTGAAATAGTTAAAACTGGAGCTACTGATTGGATGATGAATGCTACAGGCATAATAGGGTTAGGAAGTTTTATATTTCTGATTTATGCAATAGTATTTATTACAGTACCAGAACATAACAGTGAGTTAATGATTCATACAACTGGAATAGTGGAAGGGATAGTTTTGAGCATAGTGGGTTACTATTTTGGAAGTATCGCCAAAAACAAAGAATGAAATCATTTCAAGAAAGGTATTCAGATTCAGGAAACCCAAAGGTTAGGCTGAATGAAGAAGAATACGAATTAATTTATAATTATAGGGAAAATAAAAAACCTACTGAAAGGCGTATTTTAGTTATTGGAGATTTACATACCCCCTTTGACTTAGACGAATACCACCAACATTGCGTAGATACTTACCAAAAATGGAATTGTAACCAAGTAATTTTTATAGGAGATGTCATAGATAACCATTACAGTAGCTACCACGAAACAGATGCTGATGGAATGGGTGGGGCTGATGAATTAGATTTAGCTATAAATAGATTAAAAAGGTATTATAAATCTTTTCCAAAAGCAGACGTAATAATTGGTAACCACGATAGAATGATTATGCGTAAAGCACAAACTTCATCAATACCTACTAAATGGATAAAAGCCTACAAAGATGTTTTGGAAGTTCCTAATTGGCGTTTTATAGAACGTATTGAATATGATAATGTACAATACATTCACGGAGAAGCTGGAACTGCTAGAACTAAATCTAAAGCAGATATGCAAAGCACAGTACAAGGGCATTTACATACACAGGCTTACACAGAATACACAGTTGGAAGACGTTTTAAAATTTTTGGAACTCAGGTTGGCTGCGGAATTGACTTTAGTTCTTATGCTATGGCTTATGCTAAATCTGGAAAAAAACCAGCAGTTGGTTGTGCTGTTATAATTGGCGGTAAAACTGCTATTAATTGTATGATGGATTTATAGTTGCTACTTTTTGCTACCTAAAAATGTAATTTTTTTTGCCTATACAATTAAACATCCCTGCACATCCCCGTTTTGTCCCAGTTTTTTTTATATGGAAGCAACTGTTAGCAACTGTTAGCAACTGTAAGCAACTGTAGTCAATTGCCCCACAACTGCCCCGCAACTGCCCCGCTTTTTTTATATAGAAAAATGCAAAACTGTACTGTATAGTGTACGGAATCAAAATAAAAAAGCTATAACTATCTAGAAATTAAATAGTTATAGCTAAAGGTTGCGGACCGGACGGGACTTGAACTTTTTTACACTGTTTTACACTCTTAGTGTAGTTTTCACTGTTATTTACAGATTATTTTCATTAATATTATAGAAATTTTACACTCACAGTGCAGTTTGATGTAATAAAAACTGTACGGAATACTGTACGGAATGTACTTTTTTTTAGATACACCTAACAAAACAAAATCTGCTATAAGAATACGCTATTATTTAAAAGCAGAGAAGAAAATATTTGTTTATTCTACAGGAATTTCAATTGAAAGCAAAAATTGGAATAAAAAAAACCGTATGCCTATTGTTAAAGCTGGTGGTGCTGGTTTTGAATTAAAGCAAATCACCAACCAATTAAATAAATACGTTAATCAACTGCATTTAATTATTAGAGATATTGAGCTAGAGGGGTTAAAAGTAACTAGGTATGAACTTAAAAAAAGGTTGGATAATTATTTTAAAAATACAGAAACAAAAAGAGAAACATTAATTGATGAATTACAATATTTTATTAAAAACAAGGAAAAACAAGCTAAAAACAGCAAAAAAACTATATATAAATACAAAAATTTAAAAGATAAATTAATTGCTTATAATTCTAAATTGAAAGTTAGTGATGTTAACAAGGAATTTATGATTGATTTTATAGCGTTTTTGAGGGGTGATTATCAATTAACGGACATATCATTAGGAAGAACAATTGGCTTCCTTAAAACGTTCTTAAAATGGTGTTTAGAAATGGGTTTAAATATAGATGATAGTTATAAAAAAGTAACTGTTGTAAATCGTGAAGCAGACCATATACATTTAACTAAAGAAAAAGTTAAAATACTAGAAAATTTAGAACTTAATAAAACGTTAGATAAGTACAGGGATTTATTTTTAATAGGTATTTATTCAGGGCAACGATTTAGCGATTACTCTGTGTTTAAAAAAGCTGATGTATTTAATAATAGAATAGAAAAAAGACAAGAAAAAACAGACCAAAAGGCATATATACCAATTAGCAATAAATTAGAAATATTATTAAATAAATGGGGTTGGCGTTTGCCAAAAGTAAGTAACCAAAAGTTTAATCAGAATATAAAAAAGGTTTGTCAATTAGCTGGTTTTACGGAAGATGTAACCAAAATAACTTATTTAGGAAATAAAAAGATTGAAAGCATAAAACCTTTTTACAATTGCGTTGGTTCTCATACTGCTAGGCGTACATTTATAACTTTAGCTGCTGAAAGCGGTGTGCCTGACCATATCATAATGAATATATGTGCAATAAAGGATGTAAAAACTTTAAAAACGTATAAAAAATTTAATGCTGAATTATTAGAAGGTTTTGTAAATTCTATATTTGCCTAGAAAGAATTTTAATGCTAGATTTACATTCATTATAGTACATATTTTTTAAATTTTCCAAATGGTAAGCTAATTCATCCCCTGTTAAAGTGTCGGCACATTCATCAATGTATAATCCATATTTATATAAATCTTTCATAAGCACAATATAGCAATTAAGTATGTAAATTTTTTATGTATTCATAAATACTTTCAAAATAAAATTATTAAAAAAGGACTTTGTTTTAGTGCCCGTTTCCATTTTTTTCTTTTTGTTCTTTTTTAATTGCTTCATAACCCGTAACAAGTTGCATCGTTGTTATTTTGGCATTAATGTTTTTAATATCTTTTTTTACTTCTTCTAGTTCATTTAAAGAATGTTTCCAAGTAGCTTCAAAATCTTGTACAAATTCTTTTACGTGATTATAATTATCAACAAAATCTTGCATTGTTTTTGTTGCTATCTCAATAAGTTCTGGGTTTGGTATTATAGGAAGCAATTTATCAATCACTTGCTTGGCTGTAATAGTTAATTCCTCGCTGTTATGAATTGGCTTATTAATAAACATTGATTCATTTCCTGAAATTATCCAGCGCCTGTTTACGTTTGGAAATGCTTTGCAAATTTTATTTAAAGTTGGGGTAGTTGGTTTTTTCTTTTTAGCAATTATTGACCAAATAGTAGTTGAGTTTATATATCCACATTCCATAGAAAAAGAATTTAGATTATGGCCTAAAGCATAAATCAACTCCTCTAGCCTTTCAGATGGGTGTTTCATTTGTTGTTTGTTTAGTGTTTGATTTTCAGCAAAATACGTTAAATATTTATTTAATATCTAATTTTTATACTGTTTTTTTCTAACAATTTTATTCACATATCTATCTTTTTTTAATTATTTTTTTAATAATATTTTTATTTTTAATAATTTTAATATATATTTGTTTAAAATTAAATAGATAAAAGATGTATAACAACAAAATTCAAAGTGATTATAAAAAGTTAAAAGACAAAAAACGATTTATAATCCATCTAGCTGAAAAGTTAGGTAAAAGTCCAACATCTATTCAATGTAACTGGTTCAGCAATTTTTGCAGAATACCAGATAAATATCAAAATATAGTTGTTGACGACTTACAAAACCACTTAAAACAAGAACAATTAATAACCCACTAAAACAAAAACAATGAAAACTTTTCAAGCTGAAGTAAAATTAAACCCTGTCAGAATTAGAGTGCCTGAATACGGTAATGCTTTAATGTTATTAATGGAAATAGCAAATAATAAAAGTAATTTTTTAGGTAATGTTACTAATCAAGTAGAAGGCTATTTTGACATTGAAATTAGAGGAACTAAACACGTTGCTCAAGATGTAAAAAAATACATAAACCTCAATCTTTAATAACCCACTAAAATTTAAAAAATGAAAAATTCAATTAGAGAAGAATTAACAGAACATTTAAATGAAACTATTGAAAATATAGGTTCTAACGATGAAATACATTATCACGCTTTTAATATGGGTTACTACATAATTGGATATTATCAAGCTGAGCAATGGCTAAAAAAACACGGATTAGAAGTTTTTGAAGCTATTGGGATATGTCAAGAATTTGAGAAAGAACATTTCGGAGAATTACTAACAACCTATGACAATGCAGAAACTTTAGTAAAAAACTTAGTGTATTGGTATGGGTTAGAATTATGCAACGAATTAGAATTAAGCTAAACTAAATAATTATGACACGAAAAGATAAAAATAAAATACTGTCTGAATTAATGAAAGAAGTGCATAAAATACTTGGCACTGAAAGGTGGTATACTGCACACGAAGCTGCTAAGTATATGCGAATTAATTACAGAACACTTTTAAACAGATTACACTCTGGAAAAATTAAACATAAAATGATTGGCTATGAATATAGAATTAGTCAAACAGAATTAAAAAAACACCTATGAAAATTAAAGAAATAGCCACTAAATATAAACTTACTGAAAGCGACTTTTGGAACTTACAACGTGGTGGAAAAGACATTTGGATAATTACCCACGATGCCTGTGAAAAAATAGCATATCAAGAAAATATAAAATTTGAAACGCCCACTGTTTTTAGAGACGATAACAAAAACGTAGCAATGTTAGGTGGTGCAAAAATGGGAGAAACAACTACTTGGACAACAGGTGAAGTATCCCCAAATAATTGTAAAGCTCCCTACCCTTTTGCTATGGCTGAAAAAAGACTTAAAGACAGACTCACCCTAAAATTAATTAACGCCTATGAATATGGAATATTTTCTGATTCAGAAGCTGACACATTTAAAAAATAAAACAATGAAAAAAGACACAAACACCTTAGATATTCCAGAACCATTTATGACTGATGGCGAAAAAAAGGAATACGAACAAGCTAAAGAAATAATTCAAAAATCAAGAAAGCAAAAGTTTGAAAATGCTATCTACGATTTAAAATATTATTCACAAAAAAGAACAGTTTTAGAAACGCATTTACCAGAAACTGAAAAATTAAATAATTGGGATTATAACAACTGTCTAGAAAGGTTATTAGAAGCATCTAAAGCATTATTAGAAACCTATAAAAAACTAAACCAATGAGAAGTATAAAATTTGGAGACTTAAAAGATGGTCATTTTGAAAATTGGAGAGAAAATCAATTTGACAATTATCAAGATGAATTAGATTCAGGAATACCAACAGAATGGATAGTTAAAAAATCAATTCAAACTGTTAGTGAATCGAAAAACTTAGAACAGTTTATTGATAATATTACTAATGAAGTGGCAGAAGGTAATCAAGATGCGCTAAATGTTAAAGCCAATTTTCAACACCTTAGAAAACTATTAGAAAAAGCTGAAAAACAAATCAACGAACAAGTATTGGCAGAGTGTGAACAATATGCTCCTAACAATTCTGAGTTTGATTACAATGGTTTTAAAATTCAAAAAAGAAATGGTGGAAAGTATTATGACTTTTCCAATGTTAAAGAATACACAGAAAAAGAACAAGAACTTAAAGACATCAAAGAAAAACTTAAACACGCAGTAACTGGAATTGAAAAAGGTTCAACGACTGTTATTGATGGCGGTATGGTTTTAAGTGATGGCGAAGTAGTTGAAATACCCACCATTAAACAAAGGAAGGATTCAGTTATAATAAAAAAAGTATGAACTAAACGGGAGCAGATGACTAAGCACTAATGCTCCCCTAAATTTTAAATTATGAATACTGTATTAACTAAACCAAAAAAAGAACTTAAAAAGAAAAAAATTTCTTTGTTAGAAGTTTACAGAACTGTTAAATATGTCATTGATTTTGAGTTCAATGTTTCAAAATATTACAGAAATAGTTTTGTTTATAAAATCTATTGCAAACTATCTTATTTATATACAGGCTTTAACAAACAGGAAATTGCACTTGGTGGTGGTTTTACTGGAAAAGAACATTCATTGTCTGTAGATAATGCAATGAAGAAATATGATTCTTTTTATAAGCACGACCAACTGTTTCAGGAAATAGCAAAGGCCTGTAAAGGTCGTTTACACGACAGCAACACAATAGAAGAAACCTATGCTGAAACTGCAAGAGAACAAATCAATTCTATATGTAGCAATTTCACAGATGACAAATTGCAGAATGTTATTAATTTTTTAATGAGAGAACACAATGGCTAAAGACCCAGCATTTTTATTTTACCCAAAGGATTTTTTAACTGGCATCACTGACTTAACTATGGAAGAAAGGGGTCAGTATATAACCCTGTTATGTTTACAACATCAAAAAGGTGCTATTAGTGAAAAGTTAATTCACTTAACATTTAATGGAAATATAAGCACAGATGTATTAGATAAGTTCATTAAAAGTGAAAATGGGTATTACAACGAAAGATTAAAAACAGAAAAAGAAAAACGAGCTAAACATTCTAAACGACAAAGTGAGAATGCTAAAAAAAGATGGGATAAACAAAAAAGTATGCCATCGCATAAAAGTGGCATACAAAGTGGCAATGCCACGGCAATGCCTTTAGTAAATGTAAATGTAAATGAAGATGTAAATATAAATGAAGATGTAAATAAAAAAGTAAAAAGTAAAATTCCAGAAATTTCAGAATTTTTACAATACGCTTCAATAGTATTTTCAAAACTAGATTTATTATTTGACGACAAAGCCAAGTTTGAAATCACATCAAAGTATGATGCTTGGAAAGACAACGGATGGAAAAATGGTTTTAACAAGCCAATTAAAATCTGGAAAACAACCCTTAGAAATACAATACCCAATTTAAAATGTTACACCAATAAACTAAATAACAATGGAAACAAGTATGACAATACCCAAAACCAAACAAGATATACAGATAAGTTCAAGGAAGCAATTCTACTTAACGAATTACAAACCAGCGAAACTAATAGCTAGTTCTAATATTAAAAACTATGATGAAGTCTTTCAATCTAAAGATGATTCAATAGCTAAAATAAAAAGAGACTTAGGCGACAGTTTTACAAAAGGTTATATAAAAATATGGTTAATAGAATTAAACGAATTACTAAACCTTAGAAGACCAATGACAGAAAGTCAAATTACTTTTTCGGCTCAGTTAATAGTAGATGAATTTTTTAACCTTAAAATTTCTGACCTCACTTTATTATTTAGAAAAATTCTTTCTGGTCAATATGGTGAATTATATGAATCACTAAACCCCCCAAAAATATTAGGGTTCTTTAGAAACTATTTAAACGAGCGTACTGCAATAGCAGCAGAATATTCAATGCAACAACACCTAAAACACAAACAATGAGAAGTTACCCAATATGGATTGATGTACAAGCTTGTATTTATAAATCCTCAAAAAGCTATGGAGCTAGAAATCGTAATAAGCAAGATATATACGTTGGAACAAGTGCAAACAACTCGCACCACTTTGCAGAAATAGTAACAAGAAAATGTAAAGACGAAAACGGAAATACCTTTTTCACATTATCAATAGACGGAGAAATAGTTAAAACCAAAACAATATGAAAAGATTAGCAATTATAGGTGGGCTTAGTTTAATGACTGCTGGAACTACTAACATACTATGGCACAAGCAGAAGTTTAATAACAACCCTAATACAATTGCTATTGCTACAGGAGGGTTTTTTGTAGCTGTAGGAATCGCCTACAAATTTTAATTAAATAAATAAATATGATAAAACCAAATAAAAAAACAACAGTGACTGGTCAAGTGTTAAAGATTAACAAGCCAATAACAGGAAAAAGCAAAAAAGGTAATGAATGGACTAAACAGGAAGTTATTATAGAGCAAAACAGAACTTATAACAATAAACTTTCTTTAAGTTTTTTTGGCGACAATGTTGACTTTATTAGAAGATTAATTGAAGGCAATGTCTATGAATTTATGATTAATGTTTATTCTAATGAATGGAATGATAAATATTACACTCAAGTTGATTGTTGGGGAATTAATGAATTAAACCCAATGCCACAAGAAGAAACTAAAGAAAAAGGATTTGTTCCTGTAGGAGCTGAACAATCTGATTTACCATTTTAATGATTACAATATATGTTTGTTATATCGCATCCCATTTAGTAGCAATATTATTTGGGGTGCTTATTTATAAAATGTTTTTGATTATCACAGAATGAAATATTGTAGCGACTTTAGTTATGATTTAGAAGTAGGGCAAGTATTTGAAAAAGAACTTGCATATATATTTGAAGGTAAATTTACAGTAGAATGCAAAAGAGATTTACAAGCTAATGAAACTGGCAATGTATTTGTCGAATATGAAAGTAGAGGAAAACCAAGTGGGTTAGCTAAAAGCCAAGCTGATTACTGGGCGTTTAATATAAGCGATTCTAAAATCAGGATAATTAAAACAAACCAATTGAAAATAAATTGTCGAAAATACCTTTATTCTTCCAGAAATGTACGTGGTGGAGATAATAATTCAAGTAAAGGAATACTGCTTCCTATCGAGGAACTGTAAAAAATATTAAAATATATTTAAATATATTTGGTTATTAATATATTTTGTTATATGTTTGTATTGTAATTAAGAAAAACAAAAACAATGACAGTTCAAGAAGTAAAAGTAAAAAAAGTTCATAGAGGATTTTATAAAGTTTATAATAAAGAAACTAATAAATTTTTAGGCCAGTTAGAGAATGGAAAAGAAACTGGAGCAACAGAATCTGGAGAATGGATTGCTTTTGATTCAAATGGAGATTGGATTGGAACTTCATCTACTAAATGGGAGTTAGTAGAAGCTTTTAAATGGATGGAGTTGAACAAGGATTTAATTAATAACTCACTAAAACAAAAACAATGAAAAATATATTTATACAATCATTTATGGATGAAGAAACACAAACATTTTTGGAAGTTGGTTCAACTTTACAAGAAGATATTGACGCAATGAATTTTACATCTGTTCCAACAGAATTTTTGGTAAGTGGCAACGGCACAATTCAAATTAATATTACAAGAAAAAATTGGGCTAAAATTGTTAGCGAATGGAAAATAACTTTTAAAGATGCTCAAAAAGAGTTGCAAAAACAATGGAACGACGGAGGCAGAAAAGTTTTAGTCTTATTTTCTATAATTTAAATAAATAATAAAAACAATGAAAAAATTAATTGACATATCAGAAGAAACAGCTATGGAGTTAAAGATACTAGCTATTAGAAAAAAAATGACATTCAAAGCATATCTTGAGGAATTATTAACTGACCATATTAAAAACCAAAAAAAATGAACACTAAACTAATTAATGATTTTTACAATAAATCAACACCTGAAGAAAAAGTTCAATTCCTTTGGCTATTAGCTAAAGACATTACAGTTCCAGTAACTAAGTTTGATGAAGATGGAAAACGATATGTAGATGTAATGGAATTAGATGAAGAAATACCTGTAGTTTTAAACGGAACTATGTTTCAATTTAACCTTGAAGATTTATTTGAAGAAGAAAGAAAAAAAGAACAAAACCAACTTAGAAACAACTAATTGTTAATAAAATATAAAAAAGATATATAAAAATTAAATAAAAAAATATATACATTCGCATTGCTTAGTCATCACCAATGAGTGATGCGTTACACAAAACAATACCAAAATCGAGGAAACAAGTACCGTGCTAAAAGGCAAACTTTTGGCGGTCGTTCCTACCATTCTAAAAAAGAAGCTGCTTACGCTGAACAACTAGAATTAAGAAAACTAGCTGGCGAAATAAAGCATATTAAACCCCAACACAAACTACCCCTTTATGTAAATGGTAAATTAATTACTAATTACTACATAGATTTTAAAACCACCCTAACAGACGATACTTACGAATTAATTGAAGTTAAAGGATTTGCTACTGACCTGTGGAAAGTTAAATGGAAACTGACCGAAGCCCTACTCTATTCAGGACAGATTGAAGGTGAAGACCCTGACAAAACAAAACTGGTATTGGTTAGATGACAAGTTCAGAAATATTAGATAAGCTATATAGAAAGCATTCTGTTTGGTTATTAATGGTAGAAAACAGACTGCCAATGTATGCGCCAATAACTGCTGAAGATATAGTTCAAGATATGTATTTAAAAATTTATCAAAAATTAAAGGAAAAAAAAATAAAAAAAACGTTAATAGTAAAGGAGGGCAAAGTTCAATTCAATTATATATATGTAACACTTATTAATTTAAGTAATGATGTTTTTAGAACTGAACAAGAAACACTTCCATTAAAAGACGAATTAATCAACACACAAGAAGAAGAACAAACACAATTCTTAGAAAAGATTGATTCTATTATTGACAATTTTTACTGGTACTATGAAAAACTATTTAAACTATATACAAGAAAATTTAAAGGCAATATCAGCAAACTGGCTAAGGAAACTAAAATTAG